TCAGGTTGATTAATAAGAGTAACTCCCTTTAAATGAGATATGTCTTCTTGCCAAGCTCTTTCTTTCTTGGTTCCTTGACCTTCTTTAATATAAGATATGAAATGATATTCGTTAGTTTCTTCTTGGTATATAAAAATACCTGGAGAATTTAATGAAAAGTCTACTGATACGTAATTCAAATTAGAATGATTTTCCGATAGCCGCACCTAATCCAGCGCCAACTAATCTTGAGGTTAATAAATCGTAAAAAATACCTTTCTGAATTCCTAGAACTTTAGCAACTGTTTTACCAATTGTTTTACCTAGAGCAAATCCTGTAAGGCCACCAAATATAGAACCTAAGAAACCTTCATTTGTTAATTCCTCATTAAATCTTTCAAAATCAAACGTTCCATCTTCATTTGCATACTGTCTAGTAAATTCTTCTAAAGCGGCATCTACTTTTTGCTCTAATTCATCAGTCCATTCTGACTGCAGAGATTCTTCTAAAAGGGTAATTTCCTCTTTAGTTATATTCTCTTCGCTTAAGTATTCAAAAAATGTTTTCATTATATTGGTCTATATTGTTATGGATTATATATCTCGTTTATTTACCGTCTATCTCTGAGATAATATTAAACTTATTATAATAGAAGTTAAGTGTAAATGTAGAAAAATCAGCAACATTACTTGACATGTTTAACTCTAATTCAGAAATAGAATTAAGAATAGGCTTTTCAAAAACTGCACTCATTAAATGTATACCTTCTGCATCCATTATTTGAAGTTTTAGATCGTTAATAAAAGGGTCTCTAACTTGTTTTGAATAATAATATAATAAAGTATCTTGCATTATCCAATAATTAATATACCCGTCTAATAGCTGTAACTCTATAGAGAACTGTCTTTCAACTGTATTCTGAATAGGAATAGACCCTCTATGATATGTAATAGTTCCATCGTTTGGAGATTGCTGTATTGGATCAAAATTAATTCCAGGTAAACTTAAACCCTGTATAGAGTAATTAACAAAATCAATAGGTTCTTCTATAATATTACCTGGCATCTTGCCTAAATAAGACTTATATTTATCAGCTACTTCTTTTGGGATAAAAGTTCTAGGGAACTTAAAATTAAATAAATTATTTCTGCTATTTAATATCATTATATTATATCTACTTTTCCGTAATAAAGGAGAGACTCTGTTTCTCCATTCTTAATGTTGATGTAAAAATTATCGCTTTTAGCATTTGCGTCTTTTCTATCAAAGCGCACTGCTGTATCTTTAGGTATTTTGAAAAACACTTCTCCTAATCCTAAATCTATATTAGGAAAGGAAGGATCATGTGGAATTCTTTTTTCTATAGATCCGCTTTTAATAATCAGAATTATATTTTCTGCACTTACTAAAGAAACTGCTTTTTTATCTTCTCCGTCTGGTTGGGCAATATTAAATTTTACAAAGTTATCAGATACCTTAGATAACCTTACAGTAGCTTCACCTTCTTCAAAGAATTTAATGTTATCTAACTCTTCAACCTCTGTCAAGTCTGTTTTAACATTTGTTGCAGAAGCTAAAATGCCATACGTGTCTAAAGCCACTGGAACATACTTAGTTTCTCCAACACTAGGTCTAATTGAATTAACAAATTGATTTAATTCTCTATTTACCGTAGTGTTAGGTAGTTTATTATAAATTATAGTAGGATCTACGTTTCTTAGATTAATCTTTTCCATTCTAGTTCCATACTTTTTAGTATTATAAGAAGTCATAGTCGCAACTTTAATAATTTGAGTATTATCGGTTTCGTTATAAATTCTCATTGTATGTCTTATATAAAAAGAACTAGCAATGCTAGCATTAAATATTATAGGCCTAAATGGTATAGGTGCTTCGTAATTTGCAGTTTGCGTAAATGTCATAGAAGAAGTATCTAAAAAATCTAATCCAATTTGCTCACTAACTTCTATGTCATGAAATATTATAATGTCATCTGAAGATGTTTGTAATCTAGTATTAATATAATTTTCAAATCCTTGTCTTGATCCATCCTTAGTTCCATATACTTGAAAATAATCCATGTCTTCAACTTCTTCAATATTTGCAGAAATATCCAAATATTCGTCTTCCATTGCGACTGTAGTATCTAATGTATCTTCAACATTAATGTATTCAAAGCCATTTTCTTCTGTGATAGTATTAATAAGTTTTAGGCTTATTTCATAATTAGCTGAGTTCAATAAAGCATCGGCACCTGATCCAAAGAATGCATCATGAAAATCTTCATTCTTTGTAGTGTCATCGAAATGAATTAAAGAAGGAACTTTAATTTGAATGTATTTAGAATAAGAAGTATCTCCCAATACAAATGAATTAGGATTACTGATTTCAAAATTAGAATGATTTAAATAAACAATAGATGTAAAATAATTATAAACTCCAGATTCTCTTTTTACTTTTACCTGAAACATAAAACCTTCTTTACCTCTAGCTGCAAATGAAAACCCTGTTTTTAAATGAAGTCTAATAGTATCATACCATACATCACCTACTATATTATCACTCACGTTAGCAAGTGAAGAATCAGTTCCATTCCATGTTGAACTATCTAAATACCCTAAATCATTTTTTAATAAAGCCCATTTTCCATCATATTCTGAAGGTACTCCGTAATATCTACCAACCTCTCCCGTCGCGGTTTTAATACTGTTTCCCGTTTCCTGTTCAGGTTCAGCAAAAAGAGGATTAGCTCTATTACCTACATTTATTTCTCCGCCTCTTACACTATCTCCTGCTAAATTTTCATATGAATATTCGAATTTTCCATTAGCTCCCGGTGTATAAACAAAGGTGTTACCGAGTAATTGTGTCGTTGATCCGTTTATTGTAAATCCGTTAATATTATCTATAGTAGGATCTGATAAATTAAATTTATAAGTTTTACCGTTTTTAAGAACTAATTGCCTAGATGCAAAATCATTAATGAAAACATATCCATCTTGTATCTTTACACTAAAGTTTACAACATCTGCTCCTAATTCATGAATTAAGAACCTAGAAGCAGAATCATTATTTGCCTCAGTGTTTAAAAATTTGAATTGACTTCCGTTGTCGTCATTTTCTATCCTAGCATCATCTACATAATCAATATTTTGATCATGGTACATGAACTCCATTAGAATGTCGTCATCTAGTCTTAAGAATTTGGATGATTGTGCCATTGTTTATTTATTATTTTAAAATCTAAGAAATTTAGGTGACCAGTATACTCCTATACCTATCGATGGACCAGTACTTATAACTTGATTGTTATTCAAGTTAATTCCATACTGAAACCCGACTCCGATAGACCACCCTGCTTTTTTCTCATATTTATTATTTAATCTATCATTAACTAAGTTTATGTTCTCTATATTAGTAAATGTTACTCCCTTGTATGGAGTTGTAATTTTAAGTCTGTCAAAACCTTCTTCATTAATTATAGCAGCGCTTAAACCTATTCCCTGTACTATGTCAAACCTTGAAGAAAATAAATTATAATTAGTGCTATCTTTTAAAAGAGAAATGCTTCCTTGAAATCTTCTCCAATTATATTTATCAAACTCATATTTATCATTTACCTCAACGGTAATAGTGTCTATATTATTTATAGAATCAGTATCTACCGTTACTATTCCACTTGCGTTTATTATAGAATCTTTTACATTGAGAGTTGTTGATAATAGGTTGTTAACATTTTCTAATTCACTATTAATATTTAATTGATTCGTGTATTTCGAAACTAGCTTTCTATTATTTTCAGTTAAAGTGTTTACATCATATTCAAAAGACCTTATACTAGAAACCATTTCTTTATTTTTATTCTTTTCAATAATAATAGTATCTTGCATTGCCTTATAGTTATTAAGGTTTCTATCTGAAACTTTTTGAACCTGAACTATTTCTCTCTTTAAGTTTTGATTTGAATTACACTGCTGTAAAAGACAGAACACCAAAATCGCAAGTCCTCCGAAAAGAATTGCGTTTTTGTAAAGCTTATATGTTTGTATTATACTCATATTTTATTAAGTGCAAGTAAGTGAAATATTTGGTCCACTCACCAAGTACGCGTTGGAAGTATTCACAACAAAACCTTGGTGGCATATAGTAGTGTTACCGGAGGAAAGGGATGTTGATGTGGCTACACCGCTGCTATTAATATAATACACTGTTCCGGAAATCCAATTCACCTGTCTAGTGTAAACGCTTTCATAAGTTGTAATTCCTACAGGACCAGAAGGTACACGTGGACCATTATTAAAATTAATAGAAGAAACACATGGAGTGAAATTAATGTCTTCACCGGCTTGTTCGCTAGAATCATTAGGATGTGTAATCACAACACCATCCAGCCAATTGGATGTAAAGGCATTAGGAGCACACCCATAGCTATCTACTTCTATTACAAACTGTCCCGTTCCATCTCCATTGTGAGTTACTGAACCTATTTGAACTTGTAAAGCAGTAGCGAAGCCTACTCCTAAATTCAGAGTAATATCACTCTCCGATAGTATTGTATTTGCTGGTGACACTGTAAAGTTAACAGTATCAGTAGGATTGGTTGATGGTTGCGTTGAATCATCTATCTGTACGTTTCCACTAGTTATAGAAACACTATTAGGCGCCGGAGCGAAATTTTGATTATTTCCTGAAGCCGATGTATTATTTTTTCCAAGAGGCTGTACATTCATGAATCCCGGGACATTCTGATATTGAGGCTGTGGTGCCATGTTTTCATCTCTTCTCTTCGCGTGTACACCTACTCCGAAATTTATAGTTTCTCCTATTAAACCTGGATTATCTTGTGTAGCTATAAGCTGATTTACAATAGTAGGTTCTAATAAAATCTTCATAGTGACAGTTTTATACCTCATAAAGTCCGTATCTTTTTGATATGGTCGCCAGGTATGCGTACTATTTAATAGACCACTGTTGGTTCCTTGACTTATATCATGTCCACCCTTAAGTCGATATGTGCTTCCAATTCCATTATATTGCCAGTTCCATGGATCTTCATCCCAGAAATCAGCAGTATCAGTATATCCATGTGGATTTGAGTATTGTACTACATCAGCGCTTGTAATTCCTAAATTAGGATATCTGCTTTGTATTTCTGCTAAATTAGCAGTTGTAACTACAGGTATTACTATTGAGTCATTTGTTATTCCATTATTTGTTATAGGATCAGCGAAAACCTGCAATGGTTGCGTAAACGCACCTTTATATGAAGCTAAATCATCTGATGCATCAATTGTCATTTTAGGAGGATATACGTATTCAAAGGAACTGCCGTCCGTTGAAATCCAGACTTGTTGATCAGAACTAGTTATTGCTCCCTGTCCTGGTGTTCCACCTGAGTTGCTTCCACTATATCCATTATTATATGGACCTTCTTGCTCTCCAGTAGTAAGATCTCCTTCACCGTTATATAATGACTCGTTAGGAAAACCCGTTGGGAAAGTTGCATTGTCAATTGTTTCATCCTCTCCTCCATGTGGCAACCTATACCAATATGCATCCTCAACTTGGTCAAAGCTTGACCATGAACTTGAAACCGAGCTACCAGCTAAATTATATGTGCTTAGCACTAAATTATTGCTTTGTGCCGCATTAAAGGATGATAGCCCTTTGGCTAATGTATACCAATATCCACCTTCTTCAACTATGTCGCCTGGGTTATATGTGGCATAAAAGTCAAATTCACCTCTATCATTCCAACTACGAGTGTTAAATTTATTGGGTTGTGTATCGTCATGATACATTTGCTCGTCCCAGTTTACAAACCACCCATAACCACCAGTAGGATCTCCACCATTAACATTAGGCATTGCCGGAGGAAGACCAGTAAATTCTTTTGCATTAATCTCTATTTCTATTATTTTAGGTGTATCAAATTCTAGTGAAGAAATACTAGAAGCTCCAAACGTACCCGTTGAGTTTCCATCTATTTCAATACTTGTTATAGCATCTTTGTTTCTAGTTGCTAGTCCTTGAAATTCAATTAAGCCAAACCCACTTATTAAATCATCAAATGTGCTTCCTGAATATAACGAATCTACTGTCAAATCAGTTGGTGGAATACCAGCTGCCTTAAATATTAAATCACCTCTTCCTAAATATATTAATTGAGGCGCTCTCATTATAATATGAGCTGCCGTATTAGGTGCATTATAATCTGTATTTAAATATACGTTTTCTGGGGTATTTTGATAATCTAAAGTTATGATACCAGAATTCTCTGCCATATCAACTGAAGAACCTCCCAAAAGATTAGATATTGTTTGCTGTGGTCCTGATGTTATACTGTCTAATCCATTATCTATAGTATATGTAAATGAATTTAAATTAGGAGTAATATAAGACACTGTTCCGTCTGACGTTTGCCATGTTTCACCATTACACAAATACCATCCCTCATAATCAGTTCCTATTAATCCTCTACCTATTTCAATTTCAATTTCATCAGGCTCAGTGGGCACTAAGCCATTAATATCTCCTGAAATATCCTGTGATTGTTGAAAATTATTAGAGTCTTCATATATACTACTTAAAAAAGAAATTATAGTTCCTATTGGAATTCCTGCTCCAATTTCTTCAGGAGTTTTAAAACCAATTGTACCCTGTGAGTCTAAAGAAACTGCTACTTTTCCAGCGGCCGGATCGTTAGGAGTCGTTGTAAGACCACTAACAATATCTATTTTAAAGATGGATCCTACGAAATGAGCTGTACCAGTAGATATAAAATTACCTGTAAAAATAGTTCCGTTAGATGAATCCATCGTAAGCAATTCATTACCTAATAAATCTTTAAATTCAAAAAGATCTGCCTTATATTTTATATTATTATTTCCAGTTAAACCTTCTCCAAATCCAATGTTAAAGTCGGCTGTTGCACTATTACCTGAAAGATCTATGTCAAGAGTTAGATCTGCAAAAACATCAGTGTTCCTATCAGATACTAGTCTTATATTACTTTCTACAAAATTACTATTTTTATTAACAACCAATTGACTACCATAGTATGCCGATTCGGTATTTCCACTTCCAGCAATATCACCATATTCTTCATATTCAGATGAAAATCCTAAAAGTACAGCAGGTGGCGCAGATCCTCCAGTTAGTTGTTCGTGTTCCGGAACGTATGTTTGTACTCTAATACCTTGATTTGAGGGATAATCCGCTCCTTGTTTCCAATAGTTATTAATGTCGGATGCAACTGGACCCTGTGCACCTTCTATACCTTGTACTCCCTGTGGTCCTTGATCACCAGTAACACCAGTTGCTCCAGTTTCTCCAATAGGACCAGGAGATCCCATAGGACCACCTCCGTTAGCGACTAACTGATCAAAATTATAATTAATTTTATCTAGTCTTTCTTGCTGAGTGTCAGATTGTAATATCTGTTTTAAATTCGGTATCGGCATTACTTAAATCTTTGTTTATTTAGTATATATCTATATTTTAATATCTTAATCTTATAAGATTATTTATTGTTTTATAAAATGGACGCGTTGAGCATGATTTACATGTCCATTAGTGGCTGGAGCTAACAAAGCTGACCATCCATTTGGATTTGATGGCGCTGGCCATCCACTTCCTTTGGAATCAAATTCTACATACACATCATACGTGTTTACACTTCCGTTTACATTTACTGTAGTTGTTGAATTACTTTTCCATAATTGATTATTAAAAGTGTTAGAATTATAAGTTGTAGTTCCTATTACAATACTACCACTAGTTGAGGATGTTGAATAAGTAAAGGTGCCACCTTCCTGTTCAAAAGATCCATTTATCAGCGCTGTATTAGCATGGTCTGTATTCATGAATGCAACTCCCTGTGGATCAGTAAGAGATGAAACGTGGTCATCAGGACCAAAACAACCTCCTAGGATGCTGTTAGTCCATTCGGCAACTTCAACATCCTGTATCGATGAATATGCGTATGTTCCTCCAAGAGGTATAGATTTAAGATAGCATCCAACAAAGGCTCTAAATCTATTTCCATCGATGATGAAATCGGCAGTACCAGGGGCACATGCTGCACCTGGAGCTAGTATGGTTGCATCAGCCGGATTTGGCCACCATGTAGATGTTGCTAAAGTTGGGTAAAATGACCATTCATCCGCCACATCAAGTATATTCTGATTAGAAATATCTAAAAATTCACTACTTTCTATTGTAAAGAAATCTTCATTACTTCCACCAAAATTATTACCAGGACACTGTTGATACCCGGCCACTGTATTAATTTTAGAATTTGGGCTAATTTCAAAATAATGAGCTCCCCATGACGAATTTAATGTATGGTACGGGTCACCTATTATTGGATAACTTCCGTTCATAGGTATAAATGTGTCACTAATTACTTTTTTAAATGGATATTTACCCCTATTTGCAGCAGAAGCACTAGTTGTTATTGCACTCTGATTAGAAGGTACATATATTGTTCTTGGGTTATTTCCACTCGGAGGAAATGCCGCTGTTATGTCATTAATTTCATTGTCACTAGGAGTATGATCTAGTATCTCACCCGTTGTGATTGGATAATACTCATGCATAAAGTGACAAACATGTGTATTAGCAGCTGAACATGCCGTGTTAGCTGAGCCGGTTCCAGATGCCAGTGTAAAATCATTTATAGACCAATAGGATCCAGTTGCCTTTATAGTTTCTCCTTCAAATCCATTAACCGCAGGGCCATACCAATATTTTCGATATGTCATGTAATATCCTCCGGCATATCCGGCACTGTTATATATAAATGGTTCAGAATCTACAACAGGCCTATACCATCCTTGATTAGGTTTTATAATAGAATTATTACTCGTATCGACTTGCCATATATGTGTAACTTTTAAGTCCCAGTCGCTCCATTTTCCAGTACCTGTTGTTGAATTAGGATGATTTGACATAGGGTGATTTGCAAACCATCTATCGCATGTAACACCTTCAGTTGTTTGTCCCTGTGACACAGCAGCGTTTACATCACTAAGTTCAATAGTATTATTACCGAATATTGCATTATTTCCACCGGATGTATCTTGAAAGGCTTCTGCATATATATAAGCTTCTTCGTTGTTAGATGGTGCTACAAAAGATTGATCTGTAATACCTTGTGAATTTATGTATTCTCTAGCAAGTCCACCTATCACAATCCAACCGCTTTGTAATTCGGTTCCGTTTTTATAAAATCTAGCACCAACTATATGGGATTCTCCTGTTGAATTCGATGCCCATACTTGTTGATATGTCCATTGTGATTGATTTGGATCTTGAGATCCTGTCCATTGTAAATCTTCCTCTGCTAAGGTTGAAGCATAACTTGCCGCTATGTCTCTTCCTAGATGATCGAAAGAATTTTCCATCGCATGAAAACTTCCACTAAGATCTTGTAAATTCACATTAGAATCAAAATTACCCCATGTTAAATTAGGGTTACCTAACCTAATTATAGTAAATTGATCTCCCATCCTTCTTTTTTCAACGGAGTTCTGTTGTCCAGAATTAGTGTGTAAATATAATGTAGTTGAATCTTGTTCAATGGGGTCATCAGCCGATATTAAAGTATCTGGGTCATTTGGATCTACTTCTACTCTAGATGATTTAAGACCTCCAAGTATAATACGATCCCCTATCATGATTACTCCATTATTTGCAGTGTTGGGTGCAGTTGGACCTATATTGTTTACTACATATTGAAAGGTGGACATTGATGGAACTTCAAATGATATACCACCTCCATCTCCCCATGTTTGACCGTTACAAAGATACCATCCCTGGTACATTCCTTGACCAGATCCAAAGTTACTTCTAAAAAGAGGAAAACCAACACCTTCACCTTCATAGGTTGTAGTTGATGTTGTTGTTCTAAAATAAGTCTCAAATTTATCTGTAGGTATTTTAGTAATACTACCAATTGGCATTGCATTAAATATGTTTGCTACTCCATCCCACTGTACTTCTCCAGATGTATTTTGAGAAACTAATACATTATTTACATTTGCATTAACGTCATACTTTATTTTCCCTACAGTAAATGTGCAGCTTTCTCCCGTAGGAATTGGGTTACCATCATCATCAGTACCCCATACACCACTGTGTATTACTTTAATACCTTGTTCTATTTCTGAAATTTCGGATATTTTAACGTTAACGTTAGGACCAGAAAGATTTCTAGCCTCAAAGAAAGTAGCAGTAGCCAGGTGGTTTAAGTGGAAATCTGGCCAATCCTGTATTCCCATTGGAAGATTATTAGAAACAATAGATCCCTGATCAGAAACACCTATATGTAAATTAGTTTCTTCAACTCCAGGAGCTGTCATTAAATTTTTACTTAAAGAAATTACAAACGTCCTTTCATGCCAATGGTTGTCTAGTGAGTTTATACCAGTAGGAATTGGTATATTAGCTAACATTATAGAATCCATTGTAGAATTGCTACCATATACTCCTGTGTTAGTCGCTGATTGCGATACTACGGTTAATGCTGAACTGCTTCCTGTGCTATGAGAAGCATTTGTATCATTGTAAAGCGTACTTAAAAATGTGTTATCACTTGGGGGATTTTGTTGATATGAAGATGCGCCGAGAACAATAGTAGGGCCAGCAGGTTGAGCATATTGTGAGATTAGCGCCTCAGACGCAGTTGGATATAGTATATTTTTTTGTGCAACTGAGTATTGTGAAGTTTGCGTATATAGCACAGTTTCTGATATCCAATTACCTGAAGAACTAGGACCTTCAACACCCTGTGCCCCTTGTGTTCCTTCATTTCCCTCGGGTCCATCTACTCCTTTAATTCCCTCAGGTCCATTTGGACCTTCTATTCCAGTAGGCCCCGCTGGACCTCCTAAACTAAGAACATTAAAGTTATAATTGATTTTATCAATTTTATCCTTTGACCACCATTCATTGCTATTCGGATCTAGATCGCTTTTAAAAAGTTCTTTAATATTTATATTCATTATTATGCGATTATTTTAGCATGGACCCTAAACTTATAGTTATATCCTGGTTTTTTATTATATATTAATCTAAAATCTAGAGGCTTTTCTGCAAACCTTCTCACTTCAAAATTAGTCAAGGGTAGATATCCATCTGACATTATATCTTCTAGATTCACTACACTGTCAAGATTTGTATTTTCATTTGTTACCGGTTTTCCATATATCAATATTTCATCTAGTTCAAACCTTGGTATAATATTATCTTTTATATAGAGTACTGTATCGTCTTTCAGAGAAGTTTTATCTCCGTATGAATTTTCAGCTTTAACATATTTAGAATAATATGAGACTAGTTTTTCATCTTCTATTAATTCGTTTATAATAGAATCCATGATATAAAAGTCAATGTATATTTTTTGTGAATCTTCAAATACATAAGCAGATTGATTTTCTTTTTCATCGTATCTTATAATATCAAGTTCTTTTAAAGAATTTACATATATTGGAGAATATGCAGTAATGTCATACTCGTCCTTAACTTTCATTATCGTAGATGCAAAAAATGATCTTTCTTCTATTGGACTTAGAGTACCTGAAACTCTTTTATATTTTCCACCTTCATAAGATCTAGTGTAATAATTAGAAGAATATTTACTATTAAATAAATTTAAATCTCTTTTATCTATTGCTATTTCTCCAATTAAGGGATATAGGGGTGGTTTATCTGTATTCTGATCTAGCTTTAGTACCTTACCGCCTTCTTCATTAACTTTATGATAAAAGAAATTAGGAATAATTCCATAATACTTATCAACTTCCAAATAAGAAGAGAAAACACAATTAACTTCAGATAACCTGTTATATATGCTCTGTTGTCGTAAATACTCAACAGTGGGTCTTGTTGTAGCTGCATCACTAGGTACTAGTTTTTTGTGCCTATATGCTGCTGTAAATTCTATTACGTCTTTAAACAGAGGATCATATTCTCCATTCATTCTTCTAAGATTAGTATAATATCCACCATCTTCTCTCGCAACAAGGTCATGACCTATTTCATCGTTATTTAATTTAAAAGATTTAGGTTTATCTTCATCTGTCTCTATGTCAAGTATTGATGTTTTAATTAATTCTACACCATCTTGTATTTCAATACAATATAAGCCATCTGACTCTACGCCATCTTCACTTATTGTAGTATATTTAATATTATCATGGGTGTTTATTCTTTCAGCCATCCCAGGGGCAACCACTGAGCTTAGTACGTTTTCCCATCCTCTTTTACCACCTAGATGATATTCTAGTTCTATCCCATTTCCTAGATTAGTTGTGTCAGTTTCACCAAGATAATCAAGTATTGTAATTTTTTCAGGATATCCGGCGGCGGCAGAAGTATCTACTCGACCTGGAGTCCCAGCTACAATTATATTTTCATCGTCTATAACTGAAACAACTTTTAGGGAGTATACTGAATTTGGACCACCAATACCTTGGTCATAGAGTGAAAATACCAGATATGAATATTCTTCATCTATTTTAAATATATCTTTAGTAAACTTGGTAGAATTAAAACCAACTGACAATAAAGAATTAGTCACCTGTGTAGTTGTATCGCTCCAATTAGAACCTCCTCCAATTCCTCCAAATTCTAGAAAACCTCTAACCTTGGAATTAATAGTATCTCCACTAGAATCAACAATATCACTCAATGTATAGGCTTGATATATGTCTAAAAAGTCGACATTATTATTAGGAAGAGATACATGAATAACTAGGGTTAATGTTTTAAATTTTTCATTTTTTATAAATTCAAATTCTGTTTTAGCCTCATACTTTTCATCTGAATTTGCCGGATTGTTGGTGTAACATAATACTGTTGAATATTTATATCCGTTTACACTCGAAGAAGGTTGGAATGAAATAGGGTTACTTAGAGAGAACTCTTTCCTATCCTTATAAATATATCTAAGTCCTTTAAAAACAGTAGACGCGAATCCTAATGAATCACCACCAGTAAATGATGTATATAATCTTTTTGTTTTTGAATCTGCCCAATTATCATCTTCTGCTAGATTGACTGTTGGATTAAATGGATTGTATAAACCTCCAGGGGATGTAGTAGCAAAACCACCGGAATCTGTATTTTCAACATGTGCTCCGATATATGTTAAAAACGAAGAAAAGAAATCATATTCTATATCTTTTAATCTTTCCGCAACCTGTGGAAAATACATTGCATCTTCTTCAGGGTTTACATAATCTCTTAAAAGAGGAATAGAGGAAGTTGTTTTTAAATATGGAGGAATATTCCATATTAAGAAGTGTTCCATGTTTAACTTATCAGAATCCCTATCAGAAGCTACTGATATATCAGGTGATAAATTATCTACGCCAAAGGCTTCATTTACGTTTAATATGTATGGTAAGCTTCTTGCATTTGTTGCAGTACCGTCCTTAAGAGCAAACTTACATATTGTTGGAATTATCCTGGAACTTACACTCGTTTCTTTTAAAGAGTTTTCATTTAGTCTATCGTATTCACTCTGTATATCTATGGTAGTTTGTTCATCTATTTCAGATGAATCATCTTCTATAACATTAGATAAATTTTTAAAACTAAACATATTAATGTTTTCTTCACTTTGCTTGAATATAAAGGTCTTATCATCAGCTGAATTAGATATGTTGTATAGTACGCTATTAGGCTCTTCTTTTACTCTAATTATAGTATATCCTCCAGATGAAGATGGAATAAACTTAACTATTAAAATTTCAGTATAAGTTTTATTAGTTCCTTCTTGTGTCTGTTCGTCCTGTCCTCTTAAAAAATCACCCTTAGATAAAAATGGCCTTACGTCTAAACCATCAATAAGTACGGTCCATTGCACTCCATCTATTTCAACTTGATCAGAAAAATTAGGGTCTGGTTGCACCACTAAAGAAACATCATTACTAGAAGGTTTCGCAGAGCTTAGGCTAAAGCTGCTCTCATCGTCTAAATAGTTTTTACTTTCTAGCGTAAGATGAGAAATGTCAGAATTGGCAGTTGAGTAAAAATCAAAATCAAAATCCTTCATGTCATATCCTTCAAATTTACCAAACTGCGTCATATAAATTTTATAGGTAGAAATCAAATTAGTATTTGAAAAAATAACTTTATTTTTAAAAACAACTCTAAAGTTATCAGAAAGAGGGTCTTTGATAATTTCTTCAATTCTAGTATATTTTTCCTTTCTGAAATGTTTAACATAATCACCTACTGTAAGAAGACCAACATCGCTCGATGAAACAGTTATACCCTGATTAATAGAACATCCACCTGACATTGTAAATATGTCATAGTCACCTAATTGAAGTCCACCGGTTACCGTACCTCCTTCGTCAATAAATTCATTATATCTTTTTTCAAAAAATGAATCCGCCGAAACACAATCAGTCATATCTAAAAATGTATAAGGATTTGATGAATGAATTCCAAATATTGTAGTGTATTTATTTCTACCTTGCGAATAGTCATCTATTACTATTTCATTCTTAATTGATCGCGCATTATATGGTATTATTTCACCATTTCTAATAGAACCTGCAATAGCAGCAGCGATCTGTGAAGTATTACCTTGACATGAATATCTTCCTTCAGAATACGTACCGATTGGCATAGTTTCGTCCGCGATAAAGATAAAGTCTCCTAAATTAAAGTTTTCTATAGATATTTCTAAAAGATCTCCTAAAAATATTTTATCATTATGAACAGGGGCTTTTGTCAATTTAAACCTAATAAATCCATTAAAAGGTTCTTTAGAAATCACAGGAACCTGTATTTCATTTTCTATCTTCTTAGTAAAGTTTTCTTTATCTCCTTTAAATGAAGTATTAATACTTCTAGAATTTTGTAAAAACCTTCTATTTCTAGAGTCAAATGTATTTTTTACATGATGAAACTCTCCGTTTTTATCTTTTACCCAACTTAACATAGGAATATTTGTCTCTGCCTCTGTTGGAATTAATTCAGAATCTCCATTAATACTATTGTCTCCGGAAATATACAACATACCATCTTTAGTAGTATTGTCTACTAGTACTTCTCCCTCTACATGCTCATCCACATATAATCCGAAATATCTATAAATGTTATAATCTTCAGCGTCATGATCATCAAATAAGAATTCCAAATTAAATATATTAGCTGAAACTATTCCGTTTCTTTCAAAACTTGAGGTAATAGTATTATTAGCTAATATCTCCGGAAGATCTTCTCTTATATAGTCATCATCAATATAGTCTGATTTTTTAACAAAACCACCTATCATCGCATCTATTCCCGAAAAATAAGTAGGATCATCTAATTCAAAATTAAAAGTAACGTGTGATTTAGGAAATAGAGGGTCATTGATATGGCTATTTAAATATTTTCCTAATTTAGAATTATTAGTAAGATCAAATGTCTTAATAATTGTAGCCTTAGAAAGCATTTCTTGAATTCTATTATTTTGACCGGATTCATTATCACGATATGATCTATCAAAATCAACGTCCTTTATTCTATAGATTACATATTTTTGTGGAACCTTATCTTCTAGCCATATTGGTGAAAATATACGATATTGCTCACCGTACACCTTTGTATAATTAAAAGAAGCACCATAATTATATAAGTTTTCATATTGTGTAGAGTATTCTTTACTTATGGCTAGGTCAGTGTGTTCTCTACCAACCTCATATCTTTTATCCTTAGGTAATTTGCCATAAAATATTGCAACATCCCTATTATATTGTCCAAACTCAGAAAGAGCATGTTTTTGAAAACTAGACTGGGATAAGTCTCTACTAGCTTTAATAGAGCTTAAATAAATATCTCCTGAAGAATCAGCCACTAACTTAATGTTAGTAGTTAATTTGGGATTAGTTCTTAATAAAGCAAAAGATTTATTTTTGTCTAAACCACTCTTTGCTCCTGTGTTAATAATTTTCGCCATTTATGAATAGACTCTATTTTTGTTAGAGTATATATCATGCTTTCCTACAGCAGGATATTACCTAAATGGACGAGCATCAAAATCGTATAATCTAGATGATCCAAATGCATTGTAGTATGAACCAGTAAAGAATCTTCTTCTGTTAAACCACCAGTTACCACCAGTACCCGTTCTATAACTCTGTAGCATTACTTTGTTAATACTGTTTTTATTGGTTCCTGTCGCTTTATACTTAGCATATACTTCAACATCAAATTTAAATTCAGTTTTATACGTATCAATGATGTCTAGTCCAATTTTCTTAGAATATGTTAAATTAGAGAACGTATTACCATATATTCCACCAACTCTACCTTTACCAGCCGTATCTTTACCGTGATAATCTGTCATTCTATATTGAAATACCATATCCACTGAAACTGCATTCTGACTTCCACCTTCTACTATTTTCTTACCAAACTTATTAGGTCCATCGACTGATAAGCTATTTTGATTTATAGGAGAAAGATATAAGAAAGAACCGCATGAAAGTCCACCTAATAAATATTGATCATTTTCTTCAAAAGAATTCTTTACAGATTTTCTAGCAATTATAGAGCCTTCTCTATCTATAGGTCCTGATTCTCCTCCATCTCTAAATGTAATTGAAAGAGGTTGATATGGTGTTTGTTGTTTTCCATCTTTATCGTTAGCTCTTTTAACAGCGTATTTAGGCATAGAAATTAAACCTTGGCCTATAATATCAACTACCGATAACCTAGTCGTAGGGTCTCCTTCAGTTAAGATTGGATGGAATTTTGATAAGTATATACCTCTATCATAATCAGCGGCTCCTACTGTAGAAAGTTTAGCTAGATCTAATACTCCGGCAGCATTTCCACTTCCGGCTTCTAGACTTCCACCATCGTACGTTCCATTCCATATAAAATCTGGAGAAGCCAAAGCAGCTGCTTCATCATTTGAAGTCTCGGGGGTATCAGTAATTTCACACGTAGCGTCTGTAACTATAGTAGAAAAATCTCTTAGATGTGGCCTAGTACCAGACTGGAACGATGCTGCTGAAGTTTGACCGGTGGAAGGATTTCTAAATTTATAACTTAATCCATATTCAGCTGTTGTAACACCATTTCTTACCGCGGTAACTACAGTATCATTGTCCGGGTCCTCTGTATTGTATAATGATCCATTATTAGATATATTCCTAAACCTTGAATAAATATATTGTCCGTTCAATTGCGTAGACTGTTCAGGGGAAGGTGAAAAATGATTGTAAGAATTTCCATCTCCTGTTAAGTTTTGATAAACGACAGGAACTTGATCATATCTTCCTTCACTTGTATAATATGCATCATTTGCTATAGCATCAGCTGGGCCAAAGGCACCGGTTTGTTCATCAGAAGTATCAACGTTTATAATACCAAGTCCATATTCTGATGTGTTAGTAGATACGTATGCAGGTTGTTTTAAGTCTCCTACTATTCTAGCAGATAATTCTAGATCAGATGCTTTACTGTTATGTAATTCTATTTTAAAGTTTTTAGTAACAATGTACCCTTTAGTTTCACCGGTTGGAGCGTTATCCGTATAATATCCTGCAAATATTTTAGCACTGGTATTATTTTTAACTATCGTCGCAGTTCCATCTTCGTCTACTATTTTAATCATCAGCTCACCAACAGTACCCTCAACTTTAGCCTGTAATCTTTCTAATTGATTTTGTAATTCTAATAGCTTATCGTATACGCTAATAGGGCTTTGTTCTCCAGTTAAGAAACCAGAAGCTAAGCTATCTGCACCATGTGCAAAGAACGTATCGTTAGATGTAAATCCTGAATCTAGATGCTGAAATAAACCTTGTGCTTCTAAATCATCATTAATTTCTACCTTTACATTATCTAAATCGTTTTGATTAACTAAGGTGTTTGCTCCATCAGTTGCAATTTCTCCTTCTGGAAATGGAATTGTAATTATTTCTGACCATTCTGATTCAACGGGTGTTGTTGGAAAACCTGCTTCAGAAACAGATTTTACCATCATCTCAATTTTCTCACCTGGTCTAATTGGAAGATCTATAGAATTAAAGTTGATTGCTTCCGCATCTTCTTCAGATTCCATAACCCATCTAAAACCTCCATCGGCCTGCTTTTCTCTTTTTCTAACAGGGCCTTTTACTTCAACCCAATTAGAAAATGCAGCAGTTTTTTTGTTGAATTTAATTTGTTCTATTACCGAAGTTTTACCGGTAGCAGAAATATATCTATATCTGGCTATGAATTGAACCACTTCCTGTGATATTTCTTCACCTACTTTTTTAGCATCAGGAATAGACCAAAAACCTCTTACCCTATATTTAGGAGAAACCTTTGGTAATTCATTTGATTCTGCGATAGCTTTTATTTCACCAACACTTGAAGAAAACACTTTAGTTTCAGCTGCTTTTTCTCTAATTAAAGAAACTAATTCATTCTTTTCTCTATTTCTTTCTATTTTAGAAGAAAACTTTTTAGTAGCTATTAATAAACGCTTCTTTTTAATAGTTCCGTCCAACTTTTTAATAACTTGCTTTGCAGCCATCTTTTCAGACTTAATAGCTTTAACCTTTTCAACTGTAGCATTTTCAGTAAGGTGTTTATTAATTTGAGTTACCTTAAAGTTATCAACAATAACGTCAGGTGAATCTGGAATTAATCCTACCGAAGCCGGTGGGATATAATCTACCTTTAAAGCCTTTATAAACTGTCCGAAATCAGCTACTTCTTCTTTATAATATTTAGAAAGAGTAGTAACTATTCCGTCTTCATCTTGTATTGTCAATTCATTTGAGAAAAACGCAATACCTGGTGAATAATCTGTTGAAGGTATTTTAGAAATAGGGTCAATTGGCTTAACAAAAACAACTTGTCTTTCGTTAAATCCAACTTTAATTTCAACATCTACTGATAAATCTATATCTTTGTATATTCTTAAAGAATCCGAACCTATTTTTATAGGAGCATATCCTTCAAGTAAAGATAGCTCAATTTGAGAAGTTGAAACATCTATCGATTTTACAATATACCTTGTATTATATTCTTTGTTATTTACAACTAATGAATCACCTATCTTTAAAGATTCAGTGTCTTTCATTGTTTTATTTGCGTCAGAATATGTTAGTTTATTTAAAGTATATACTTTTACCGTTTTAGTTTGACTAACGCCATCAACTATTACCGTCTTAGCTACGTTTTGAACTTTAAACACACCGAAAGAACCAGTATATTGAATAGACCTAACTGGCATATCCACTGTTTCTGCATCAATTCTATATTTTAATCCGTCTTCTTTAATTTTAGCTACAAACTTTTCATAATTAATATCATTTTGACCTTTATAGATTTCGTCAAAAGATTCGGCTGTTGTAGCGTCTTCATCATCAAATATAAACCTTTCAGTGTATACTCTTTCAGTGTCCACTGGAATTTGACCTTTAACATCAAGGTTAATTGTTAATAGTGGATTTAAAAAATCTTCAAAGAAATCGTTTAGCTTAGTGTTAAATTCTTTAGGAGTTGCTAAAGATGTTATAGGGGCTGAAGGACCTTTTAATCTAGAAGTATGTATTTTTCTATAAGAACCATCTTTAAGTTTAACATTAGCACTTGAAGTGTCAATGCCGCTTATTGCGGTTAAATTCTTATCAAGTCTTTCAATTTCTCTTTTCAAAAAACCAAATGCTGGAATTTGAATCGCAGTCATTTCGCCTGTGCGATTATCGAATAAATCAATAGTAACTGTTTCTTTATCTGTAGAAATAGCCTCATTGATACGCTCAAAAGTTTCTAGTGAATTAGTATTTAATTCAAGAAACTGTTCGAGTAAGTGTGATATAGAATTGCTAGCGCTCATATTATCTTAAAATATCGTATTCAAACGTTTTGTTTATTTCATCAACACAAACTATTTCTATATAGGGAGTGGCACTCAATAGAGAAGAAGCTGAGATTGAAATCTTTTGAGACCATCCACCTTCTTTATCTGTCCACATTGTAATAGAATTAGATTGTAAGTTTTTGATTTTATTTTTAAAAGTTACTCTAACAACTTGTCCTTTTTTCCATGATGTTACAGTATCGTCTAGGTATATATTTAGATTAGAATCAAAGCTCTCGTCAAAGGCCGTGTAAACTCTAACTAAATTATCATACTCTTTTAATCTTTGCCAAACTGCTTTAGTAGAAGATTCAGACGGTAAAAAAGGACCGCTGTTATCTATTATTCTTTCGTTCGTGTTAGAAATAGTATCAAACACATAGGCAGGGCTTAAAGAATATCCGTAATTGATACAACTTATTTTAACTTTACCGTTACTTGATTTATCAATAGAGACTCCTGTGTTACCTGATTCTAAAACATCAGTATTATATTGTAATTCCGTAGGAATGTCACCAGATATCACCTGATTTAGCCTAGAACTAGTATCTGTTATTAAGTCCATGATACTTCTTTCGTCTTGAAAATTAAGTGTTGCATTTTCAACGTCTTTTTCAATTAAGTCCAATCTTGTAGATATTCCTTGTAAATTTTCAGAAGTCAAAAAGAAACTTTCTAACATCTCAACTTTATTAGAAATATCAATATATCTGCTATTTGCATCTCTTAATAATTGAACTGCATTTTCCAAAGCACTTGTCGTGTCTAAGAAAATATCCATTGAAAATGTAGAATAATCGTTTACATTTTTCTCTATACCTACATTGTCTAATGAAGAATTAAATTTGAGATTTAATTTAAGAGCAAATGCATTACCATTAAGTCCAGTTACTTCATTTGGCTTATATTTTGTTAATTCCGGAATATACCATCCATCGTTAGAAGTATCTTCTTTCCAGTTGTCTAATAAAATTATACCATAAAGGTTAGTAGCCTTATTACCTATATTAGATTTAGAGTATAAATCGTAATAAACTAATATTGCATTAAATCTAAAATCACCACCTCTCTTTGAATAGTCTAATAATGTATCTAACTTAGGATCGTTTATTATTTTAGAATATGCAGAAGCGTTAAAGTCTATTCCAAATGTTGGAATTTCATTTTCATTAGTATTATAAGTTCCATCATCTTGATCACCATAGGCTTGTAAATCTAAAAGAGGATGATTTGGATGAATGTCATCTGTTGTTCTTCCTTCAATCATGCCATCAAAGCTTGGATTAAATTTAATATTATTAGTATTAAACTTAGATGTTTCTAATAAAACTTCAGGAGTATATCCTACAGAAGAAGGAACGTTAACAAATATTTCGTTGTACTGTTGCCCTTTATAATTCTTATCGTTAGTTACATCGATATTTCCAATGTATTTTATAACTTGACTATATTCAGAACCAGCTTGAGTAGAATCATCTAGCTCTATCATTCTAGAATATCCTGTTGAAACTTCTTGTGAAGTTGCAGTTCTTACTCTTATTGCATTAATATGATATAGGTATTTAAAGAATATTTTTTCAGCGTCACTTTGAAATAAAACATCGTCAAAATCATCATTAACCTCTGGGTTAAGAAGCAAATTCTCTAAATTAAGAGCATAGCTTTGAAAAGTTTGTGCAAAATGCACATTTCCGTTACCATCATGTGCTATATCGCTATATGGATCCGCACCTTCTCCGCCGCCAGCTTCATATAAATTTGTATATTTGATATAATTAGGGCCAGAGTGAGGGTCGTTATCATCGCTTAATGCAAAATCAGCATATACCGGCAAGTCTAGTAATGCAAATTTAGAAAATTCAAAATTGATATCGGGATTATAGTACGCACGTGTCAGATCCCTTGCTGCATTAGCAAACGCATACATCGTACCTCCTTGTTCCTGTGGAATCCTTATTAGTGGTGTAGCCATCTAATTAATTGTTTTTATTTTAATTAAGATATCGTTGCTCCGTTAGAACCAACAATATACCATTTACCGCTCATATCTCCTATAAAACTAATAGATCCGTTCATTGCAACGTCTATTGTAGAGTTTGCGTCGTATCCATTAAGATTACCGTTGCTTGCATCTATAGAGAATTCAGCAGTGCCGATAACAGTTAAAGTCTGTCCAGGATTAGAAGGTCCTAATAAAATAGGGGTTTGTGCATCATTATATAGATATGCTCCTTTTACTGGAATCCCAGTTGGAAAATTAACAGTGTCCATTATAGATACTTGTTGTCCTTTCTCAAAAATAACATTTTCTTTAAATGTCGATTCAACTCCAGATGTTAACGCAGATCCATCTACAGTAAATGTAGCTAAACTTCCGTTATTAACAAAAAGTTGACCTGCTGAAACTGAACTCGATAAGGTTAGTGTTTCTTGTGTCGTGTCTAGGACATTTTCAATTGTACCTAATTCTTCATTAATGTTATCAAAGTTGTTATTGATAGTAAGTCTTGAAGAAGAAAGACTGTGTGTCCCTAAAATTGTAGTAATACTTGCCATTTTATTTAATTGTTAAGATGTTTTTTCTTGTTATATTTTTATTTCCATTCAAATCAGTTAATTCCAGCTCTAAACTATACTCTCCTTTCGTATCGAATAAGTATGTCAGCCACTGATTATCATAATATATATCTTCTTTTTTTACACTATTATTTATCAATCTCCATTTCTGCTCTATGACACCTGGCATTTTAGTTAAATCATAAGAAAATGTTACATGATTTAATAAACTTATAGTGTCATGATCGTCAATAATATATGTGTCGTTAAAGTTAGGATTATACGCTTGATATTTAACAAAGCTGCTAGGATCTATTGTTCCTGTTGTTGTCGTAGCGTTGTGGAAATCATAACTTTCGTTTGGTTGTTTAGAAACTACCAGCATATATGTACATTCATCAACTCCTTCAATACCTGTTGAAACATTTCCGTCTGAATCAAAATAAATCGGATTCCAATTAAATTTGGTAAAGATAGGATATTGATTAGGATTTAAATTATTAATTTCCTGTTGTAAATTGTTCCAAGCAGATAAATCCTGTGGATTTACAGGATATGTTGCAGTTGGTGTATATGATTCCATTATTTCTAGACCAGTGAATGTATCTATTTGGGAAACTGTTATAGTTCCGTTTGCATCTCCGTTTAACTCTAATTTAAATGAAGAATTTAAATCAGCACCTATTCTAGTCTGATTCCATGAGGTAGTTGGTCCGTCGTTCCATACCTGTTTTCTTAAAGATTTCCATTGATATGCGCCAGTTGTTTCAGCAAACCCAGTAGGACTATTTGAATCTTCATATCTTCTGCTTATTGAAAATTCTTTACCGTCTTCGTCACTATTTAAATAATTAGCTCTATCTAAAGTTAGGTAATATGTACCTATGTTTTCTTCAACAGTGTTTAGGTTTTCTCTGCCCCATTCCCATGAAGAACCAGCTTCTTCCCAATTATACTTATAGTTTGCCCAATCTAATTCTTTAGTAAGCTTTTGATAAAGACCATATACTTGTATATTCTTCGATTTAACATTTATCTTTTTATTATGACTAATGCTTCTAACATTATATAAATCCCAAAATGCAACATCTATTGCGTATTCTCCCGTATATGGTAATATTAAGGGAAGAGTATACCAGTCGTCAACGGATCCTCTAATAGTTTTATAGTAACCTCTAGGGCCTTTAATTATCCATTCAATTTCATATACACTTCTTTTCCACCAATCATCCCATGTTAAGAAAGTGTCCTGGGTTGGATTTATTCCACCTGTTTGAAGATTTAAATCATTCTCACTATCATCGGCTATCGTACCGTTTGCATTATAAATTGGATATGCAATATCGTCATCGGTATCATTTGCGTCAATAAACGTAAACTCGGCATCATCCCATGTATCTTTAAGAGAAGTCCCTGTTAAAACAATAGGAGCTCCTATCGGTATACCCTCAATAGTATTATAAGAAGACATGTCCTCATCATACCATTCTGTATAAAAATTTCGTATAGATTCTTCTAATTCGTTTCTCTCCGTCTTACTAAATACTTCTATTTTTTGATTAATTCCTTCTAACCTATAATCTACTTTTCTTAAATCTTCTATATAAATAGTTTTAACATCAGGTAAAACATCGTAATGTACGTCTTGTCCGGATTGTTGTGTTTTAATCTGTTGTTGATTATTCCATACTCTTTGATTAACGCCATCGAAGTAATCTCCTTCCGCTGTAATGTCTACGATTTTTGCATTAAGGGGTAAATACTCTCTCTGTAATTTACGCTTTAAAGCATATAACTTAATTAATATTTCATCGGGCGAGAAATCTGTAATTTCTTCGACTTCCGGTAAATCAAATTCATTTAACCTTCCAGTAGGAACATTTAGTCTATATGCTAATGAAAATCTAAAAGTTTTCTTTTGGTTAGAGTTAGGAAGATTAGTATTTCTACTTTTCTTAGCTAAAAAACCAACCTCAGTTTGGTTAGCAACAGGAACAACAATCATCTTACCGAATCCCTCTGCACTTTCATTTATATTTAACCAATATTCTCTAAGGCTTACATTATTATATCCATAAAAATCAATAACATTTAGTAGAGCCTTATATGTACCGATAAATGGCTTTATAGTAGAAGCCTGTAATAAAAGTTCTTTTCTTTTTCTATTTAAAACTTTATAATCTACACCAAGATCTTTAATATCAGATTCTCTAAAAATAAGATAATCCATTTCATCTAAGTTAAGAGCCATATTAGTCAAAAGATCTTTTAATCTTTCGTCTTCTGCAACAACTTCACCATATATTTTTAAAGAGGCTACTTTAGTATCAATGCCATTGGTGTGCGCATATATTTCAAGTGTTCTAATATGAAAACCTTCTACACTAGAACTTAAAGCGACATTTGCAATACAAGCAGTGGGCTGTAACATGTCAGCTGTTGGTGAAACTATTTTAAAATTTTCGGAATCTAACCCACTATAAAGTGTATTAGGTTTCATTTCACTTAATTGAGTTTCATCTACAATTACTTCAAGATCTCCCTTTATCATCTTGCCACTATACAAGAAAATGTCTTCACTTTCTCCATATTCTGAAGTAAATTTAAATTTCAAAGAAGTGTTGTTAGCGTCTGTCGATATTGGGTGTACAAACCTAGGGTTATCTAAATTGTCTCTTACCTCTTCTAATACATATATGTTAAGAGTTTCATAAAGACCTGTAGATACCTCTGGTAAAAACGCAGTTCCTTCTGAATATCCCAGTTCACTGTTGTATTCTAAATTTAATTCGTTAGAATTATTATCAAAGAATCTAAGATTTTGATATGACATTATTACCTAATTTTTTTATCTTCCTTTTTCATCGTATATGATTTGTAAATTTTTAAGTAATTTACAGAATCAACCCAATCAGCAAGTATTTCTTGAATGAAATTAACAAAGTCATTCATTTGATTATTTCTCCAAATATGGTTAGATATAGAATTTTTAAGAATGTTACTTCTATATTCATTACCTAAATTCTTTCTATCGTCAAATGCAGTTTCTCTAATAGAGTATAATCTTTTTCTTCTGCTTTTAAATAATTTATCAAAAATACTCATTATATTGATTTTCTATTTTTTGCTTGAACTTTTGCAAATATAGTATTCTTCACGGCAGGTTCGTCAAAATAAATTGACATTGCAGCCTTTTCTCCGGTCTTAACTTCGTCTTTCACAATTAAATTTTTACTGTCTAACCATCCTCCTCTGAATAAGGCAACCTCTTCTTTTTCAAGAATGATATCGCCAAATGAATCTAGGTTTATTACGTTTTCAGGAAGAGCTGCACCAGGTTCAAAATTAACCTGTTTTGTAGTTACGTTTCTTTTAAAGAAAACCATCTTTTGTTTACCATTTCCTATTTCAGTTAATACTGGAGTTGAAGGAGTTACAGTCACTGTTTCAGATATGTAATACCCTAACCTTCTTGCTGTTTCTTCTTTTTCAGAAGTAAACTTAACATTAACTGAATCTATTCCATCAATATTTTCAACTATTGCAACAATATCAGATTTAGGTAATCTATCTCTTCTAGTAATATTTATTAAATATTCTGCAACCTTTGATCTAATTTCAGTAGCAAGATTAGCTTTAGTGTATCCTTCAAAATATCTTACCTTGATATCCATTCTAAAATATTGTGGTTTCGGATCTACTATTTTTATTTCTGTAGTTACCATTTGCCTTCCTGATTTTTCTAATAAACCTCTAATACCTTCTTTTTCGATTTCTGTAAAAAAGAATTCAGAAGTATCTAAATTAAAATAATCCTTATTATTTTGTAACTTTTTTAAAGTATTAGGCAACATGAACAGATAGATAACATTATCATCGTCTAAATATCCATCATCTGTAGTGTTATATGCATCTAAATAAGAAAACATACCATATCTTGAAAGAAAGTGCTCATAGTTATCAGGAGTTGCTAATACAAATGAATGTGACTGTAATGGGGCAATTAACTTTGTTAATTCAATATCTTCTGGATTTGCTCCCATTTTAGGTGCAACTGTAAATTCAGATTCTAATAATTCATTTAGATCATGCGTATTTCCTAGTGAATCCGTTCCTTCAGTTTTAAATTCAAAAGATAAATCAGCTCTACCGTTTAAATTACCCATGGCTCCTTCTATTTTTAAATACTCTACTTCTATCGTAGATCCTGAATCAGGGATTTCACCAAAGGATCCATTTCCAAAATAAATATCTAAACCACCCGTAATACCTGTTTTGACAAGATATCCCTGGGTTCCTTTTTTCATATCATATAGAGAGTCATATTTAGTCCAAAGGCTTGAATTTATTTTTATTCTAACCTGAGAATGATCTACCATGCTTTTTGTTATAACATTAAAAGATTGAAAGGCTTCTCCGGTAGATGTTAAATTCTGAGACTCATATTCACCCTGCACCACTGGAACAAATATGTAATTAGAATTTGATTTTTCTAATCTAAATTGATCGTTACTAGTTCTTAGAGTATATCTAAGACCGTTATCTTTACATTCTATAATAGCATTGGCAGGAATGTTTAAAGCGTCTCCTGCAATATCTTCTAAACCTGAAACACCTAATCTTAATTTTAATTCACCTGAAGCGGCAGCTCCTCTAAATGAATCATGACCAGCTAGCCTAGATAAACCATATATCGATTCTGGATTTTGTGCTGTTAAAATATTCTGTTCAACTGTTGCGTCTTCTATGTAGAAGAATATCAATCTACCTATTTGCGAAATAACATCAAGTAGTTGTGAAAAGGGTGAAGCTGTTGTAAAAGCTCCTTCTACCTCTCCGTATACCCTAGTAACATAGGATCTTACGTCGTCGATCATTTCTCCAACTTTAATTCTAGATGTTGATAAAAAATTATTATCTGCCATTTTTATTTTATTAGTTTTATTATACGTAAACTCCTAATTGATATCTATTATCAATTCGTATGTCTACAAACACTGCATGCCTATCAACTTCTTTCGTGAAATCAACATCAACAGTTACATTAAATTTTCTAGCCAAAGGCGCATATTTATAAATTTGTTCAGCAACTACCTTTTTTAATAAATAGTCATTATAACTTAAAGAATAAACATAATCTTCTAGATTTGCGCCAAATTCGGGATCTCCTAATACATCACCTCTTCTTGTAAAAAGAATAGTTTCTATCTGTGTCATTAACCTAGCTAATTCAGAACTAATTTCTAATTTGCTTGGATCGAATCCAGGATCTCCTTTTGCTTTTATATAAAACTCCATTTAACTATATATTCTATTAAGAATGCATCATCCAATCGGTGCCTTCATCTGTTTTTATTTCTTCAATCAATGCTTCCAGTTCTCCTTCACCTAAACCTTGAATTGCGTCTGCATTGACTTCAATATTTCCAGGTAAAGCAAAACCAAATATACTTAACTTTTGTCCTAATGAAATTTTAATCTTTGCAGCACAATATCTAAAGAATGCTTCATCTTCAAATAATGCACACTCTGGAATTGTTTCATATACTTCTAATATAATATCTCTGTTAGGGGTTTCTCCAGTAAATTTAATCTCATGTGTTAGTTGGTTATAGTGATAGCCAATGGGGTTTTCTAGAATTTGTCTAGCCATATCAAAGAAACTTTCATTAACCACGTAATATTGAAGGTTCT